AAAAGAACTAACTGTTAAGACGTTTAATTAAAACCATGCGTTTTGCCAAATAAAACTTTTCATCACTTCGGCGTCGTTTCTTCAAATTGCATTCTAAGCAAGACAAGCATATGTTTGAACGATTATGTCCTAAATGATTTTCTATGCGATCGACAGTCCATTGCGTATTTTCTCTCGAAATGTCATATAATAAGTATATGGGTTGATTGCAATATCGACAATGTAATTGACATTCCTTCATTTTGTCGAGTATATAGGCATAAGTAATAAATTGTTCCTCGTCATATATATGTTTGTGTTTATCTTGTTGCTTATATCCTTGTATTTTTTTTCGTATTTCTTGGGCAATGGTTTTGGATATTGGGCTCTCTATGGTTTCCGATGATAAATCATGAACCAACTGAAGCTGCACAGAATGGGTACATTGTTCGAGAGAAAATGTCCATTGCTGGCTCGCTAGTCGTTTTTTGGGGATTTTTATTTTGCTCATGGAAGACAATTGTGTCATACATATTTTTTTAGATGTATCCTGTGGGTCCAAAGAAGGTAATATATTATTCATCAAATAATATATAAAGTGAAAAAGAGTTAAACTTAAATTGATTAATATTACTATACACAAATGGAAGATGTAAATGCGACAAATATTACCAATTTGGAATTTTTTTTAGAAGCAGAAAAACAATCGAATATAGGGCAACCTTGGTGTAAGCTGAATAAAACATATAAAATCAAGAAAATGATGGATTTTGTGGAAATATATAAGGAAGAAAATAAATTAACAGAGGGTGAAAAGGAGACATTGATTGTTTTTTTAAAAGATGCGTTGGATAAAAAAAAATTATTTCGTGTAAAAGACGTCGTTTATGACAAAACGACTGGCACCATTAAAAAAATTCCTGCACTTACTTTTACGAAACAAACAGGACGTTTTACTTTGAAAAATTTAGACAAACGGGTTTCTACGTTAAAATCATTGACACCCAAAATAGTAAAAGAAGGCAAAGAAAATGTATAAAAGATTTTTCTTATCTATATATATACAGATGTCACAGATGTCCAAAAAAATGTCGAGAAAAGCACGTGGCGGATTTTTCGGTTCATGGGGCAACACACTGAGTAATTGGTGGAGTCGTTCCAATTCTTCATCCTCTTATCCATCTTCCTCTTATTCCGCGCCATACTCATCCTCTTATCCATCATCCTCCTATCCATCATCCTCTTATCAACAACCATCCTATGACACTTCCTATCAATCACCTTATCAATCATCCCAACAAGACAGTTATAATCAACCATCTTATTCATCTCAACCATCTTATTCATCCTATGGTGGTCGCAGAAGTAGAAGAACCCTGCGTGGTGGATTTAAAGACAATGTTCCACTCACTGGATTGGCCGCACATGCTTCTCCTATTTCAGGTATTCGCACTCCTCATGTAAAAACTTGGGTTGGTGGAAAAACAAAACGTCGTCATGTTCATTCCAAGAGATGTAGACATCGACGCAAATAAATGGGACTATACATTAAAGACGGGTTGCGTGATATGCATATAATGTGTCGTTTTTATACACGGGAGACAATATAAATGTTTCTTCCCAGATATTCACCAAATAATAATAATCATTGTTTTTATCATCTTTTGTTTGAAACACTTGTTTAATTCTATTGTCGGTCAAACAATCGTTCAATAATATTCCTTCTTTAGAAGGATGTGTTGTTTCATGTAAAACGGGTTTCCAACAATCCCATGTTTCGTCGGTTGTGTCAAGTCCAACTAATATAGTAGTGGATAATGGACCAGTTGCCAAGGAAGATACAGCAGCTTTTGTAAAAGTGGATGCAATACTTGCCACCGTGGAAGTTACACCTGTAGAAGCAGAACCATATGCAACACCGTAGGTAACACCTTCCGCAATGGATCCTGCAATGGTTCCGGTAACCGCTTGAACGCCTGCAGTGGTTGCTGTTCCCAGGGAATACAATGTATGTGGTGAAGAACTTATTAACGAATTAACGGTAACTAACAGGGGTGGATAATAAAAGGAACCAACTACACCTCCGACTATACACATTTTACTATATGGATGTTCCTAGATATTTTATTCATTTTTTTATTTTTTATTTATATTGTATATTAGATAAATATAACTAAAAAGAATGTTCTATACATATAATAAATGGACGACATAACCATTTTGCCTCCTACGAGGCAAAAACACACATCTCGCATTAAACGTAAGAAACTGCCCATCGTAACAAATAATGTCCTGGATGCCCTTATACTTAGCTTGAATATAACTGAATTTGTCAAATATAATTATACTATTCCACAATTGAAACGGATTGCCAAATATATGAAGATCAAATGCGGTGGAACCAAGGTTCAATTATTTGACCGTATAAAATCCATGTTGGAAAAATGCCAGTTTGTTATTCAAATACAAAAAATCTTTCGTGGATATTTGGCGAAAAAATACATGAAAATACATGGTCCTGCCTCCACGAATCGAAGTTTATGCACAAATACGTTTGATTTCGCCACTATGGAACCTATGGAAGACATCAATTTTCATCAATTTTACAGTTATTTAGACAACGACCAGTTTATTTATGGGTTTGATATTAAATCGCTGTATTATTTATTTACCAAAACGGCAAAAAACACCCTTGTTTGCAATCCATTTAATCGTCAAAAAATCCCGGTGAAAATCATTCAAGATGTTGCTTGTATGTATCGTTTAAGTAAAATATTGAAAATATATGTGAATTTTTCATTCAATGACGACAGTACGTTTTGTTCCATTGAAAAGGCGATTGAACTTCGTGCCCTTACTCTTTTTCAAATGATCGACCAATTGGGAGGTAATTATACCAATTCACAGTGGTTTTTATCTTTGTCTCGCAATCAATTATCCGTGTATGTGAAAGAATTGATGGATGTATGGAATCGTCGTGCAGAACTCACGCTGGAAGTAAAGCGCAACATCTCGCCGCCACATGCCTATCCTTTTCGAAACATAAGCATCCCTTTTATTCAAAATGAACCTAGTATGATTACTGTTCAACAAGCCGTATTAGACGTAATGGAACAAATGGTGTTTTTAGGTACGGACAAAGATTATCAATTTATGGGGTCGTATTATGTGCTCGGTTGTCTCACATTGGTAAGTGTAGATGCAGCAGAAACCTTGCCCTGGTTATATGAATGTTTTTATTGATGTGGGGATGGATTGGGTAATTCATCTATTTTTTTATCATAAACTATTTCAAAATGAAAACACATACACAATGTCATAAAGGAGGGGTTCATATTAAACATTCATCTAACCATCCATCCACCACAACCACAACCACAACCAAGGAACAGATAAATTTAAATGTAGATGAATATTCGAGAGAAGACATCTTCCATTTGTTTGGTATTCAAGATGGTTGTCTTACGGATGAAGTGATGAAGCATTGCAAAAAGATAGTATTAAAAACGCATCCAGATAAGTCGAAACTTCATGAAGATTATTTTTTGTTTTTTTCAAAGGCCTATAAAAAATTATTGTTTATTTATGAATTTCAAAACAAGTCCAAGCAATCGACCCAACCAACTACCTATGACCCATATTACAAAGAAGAAGAAACCCAAATGTTAGACAAGTTGTTTCAATCTAACAAGGAGTTGAAAAAACCAGATAATTTCAACCATTGGTTCAATGAGCAATTTGAATCGCAAAAAATAGAAGAACCCACAGATGTTGGATATGATGAATGGTTGAAATCCGATGAATCAATCACCTACATGCCCAACATAACAATGTCCCAAATGAACGCAGAAATGCAAAAAAAGAAGCGTGAAGTAAAGAGTTTGGTTGCCTATCAAGGAATATCGGATACATATACATCTGCCTGTAGAGGAACCATGCTTTCAGCAAAGGGTGATAATTTTTCTTCTGATACGCTGTTTTCTAGTGATGGATTTGGATATAGTGATTTACGACAAGCATATGTAGAAGCAGTGATTCCTGTGACGGAAGAAGATTATGTGAATAATTTTCATACCGTGGGTGAGTTAAAAAGCCATCGTGATCAAGAACAAGCACAGGTGAAACCATTGAGCAAAGAAGAAGCCATGCATAAATTGTTTCAAGAAAATCAAAAAATAGAAGAAGAGTCGGCTGCATTGGCATATTATTATGCAACTCAATCTGAAAAGGTTGCAAAAAATCAAGAGAAGTTTTGGTCGAGCTTAAAACAACTTATGTGGTAAATGCCTGTTCCATTGCGTATATTATTATTATTTCTTCTTTCGTAAATTTTTGAAAAATCAAGTTTTTTTCTAAACTGATTTGAAAATAGGTAGAAACAAAACCAAGATTTTTACATATACAATAGACACCATTGTCGGTAATTTTTGTTTCGCAAAAAACGGCACCTTTAGTAAGCTGAAAGGGACCAGAAGGGTTTTCAATATTTATCCAACGAATATACGCACCATGTTTCAAATCTGATATTTCATCCACGTATTTATAATACACCAATTTATCCATCATTTTTAATATGTCTTTTTTGGAAAGAGGCAATTCCTTTAGAACAGCTAAACTCATTTCTCTCCAATTTTGAAAAGTAAAGTGTGTAACATCCATATTTACTTATATACCATTCCGTTAAATATTTTATTATCATCTTTTGACAAGTTGATAATAAATCAATGTGTATAATTCCCTATATACAATAACATATCTATACAATTATCTATATACAATTACATACAATTATACAACAACACAGAAGTGCGCTTAAGAACGAGATGCAGAACGAGATGCAGATGCAGAACGAGATGCAGAAGCAGAAGCAGCCTTGGATGCAGATGCAGCAGCAGATGCGGCGGCAGAAGCAGCTTTGGATGCGGCCGCAGCGGCAGAGGCAGCGGCATTGGCATTTCTTTTGGCAACAAGCGCGGAACCACCTGATCTAGATCTAGACGCAGATGCAGCTTTGGATGCAGAAGCAGAAGCAGAGGCGGCTTTAGATGCAGCAGCAGATGCGGCTCTGGATGCGGCAGCAGCAGCTTTCATGGCGGCAGAAACACCACGAGAACGGCTTGCGCTACGTGCAGCATATGAACGGAAACGACGAGTACGTGGCATTTGCTATATATATACAAAATAAAAAAAATCCGATATATTTTTATATCCTTGTATCCCTATATCCTATATCCTATAACCTATATCCTATATCCTAAAAATCAGATTTACTTATAATTTGTATCACGAGTTAATTCACGGGAAGGAACTCCACCCCGAACCCATCCATTCGACGCATTTGTCGCCATTGCAACAGACATATTATCTAAAGAAGACTTCATATTTGGCAACAATGGCGTTTGAGAATATTTGATGTAACTTTTTTCTCCTAAATGATTCACACTGCGCTTATTTACAATTTGCTCACCCTGTTGTATTTGTGACTCAACCACTGGATTTACACTGCCACGACCTAAATAAGGAACCGTCGCAAAGGGTCGTTGAAACAAATCAATGTGGCAACGAGGATGCGTTTGAATAGAACCAATCAGTAAATTCGAAGAGTCGTCAATATTACATCCGCCTGCACCAGAATTGTATCCTCCATTGTAAATAATACCTGGTTGACTAGTGGCTAAAGCAATGGGTGATTTCATCGAACAATCCGACGCAAAATAATTCTGTGTCATGTAATTGCAAAAAGCCACATTTTGCAACTCTTCTTGTGTAGTGCTACAATTGTCTAAACCAATGCGTGTCATTGTATCAAAGGTATAACTGTATTCTTTGGACGACATGTATAATAAAGAAGATGAAAAAAAATCTTTATTATACACATACTTTCACGTTCGCATTTCGCTTTTACAATATATCTTCCAAATCATTTACATTCCAATATTCAAATGCATTGCCTATTTCTCTACGAATAATAAAAGGTATTTTCTTTTCCTTTAGTTCCATTTCCGCAATAATAGCACTGTCAATTATTTCTTCTGGAACTTGCACAAATGGAATTGCACCATGTTCAATTTGTTTCGAACGAATGCCTAAAATACGGGTTCTCTCGTATTTGGTCAATAAAGGAATCGTTTTGTGCAGAGGGTCACATATTATTCCGTGCTCGTCTCTAGAAACTTGTGACATTTTTTGAATTTCTTCTTGATTGTGATTCATACATTCCGGATGTTGTTCATATATATATTTTTTCGTTATTTCATGGTCAAACTTTTGAAGATATTTCTCGTCATCACTATCACTATCTATCGCATTGTTAGATAAATGACTTGGTATATGAGGTTCTATCACTACATCTTGGCCCTCTTCCTCATTCTCTTCCTCCTCGTCTTCCTGATCGTCTTCCTCTTCCTCATCCTCGTCTGCATCTCCATGGTCGGTTCTCCCTCCTTTCATTGGTTCCTCGTTTTCTTCCTCCTCCGCTTCTTCGTCCTCTTCTGAAGAACTATCTGTGTCTGAATCTATTTCAGAATCATCTGCATAATCCATTGGTTTTACCGCTTGCTTTATATTACCAAAATGAAAAGGCACAGACATTTCATCGTCGCTTTCTTTTTCTGGATAATTGTCGTCGGAATATCCATCATCACTCATTGTATTAATTATATATATTTATTTATATCTTTCTCAATTTTATTACATTGCGCCTCGTTTCTCTTCGCGTTTTTACATCCTTTCTATATATATAATGACGACGACGCAAGCACAAAACTTTGATATATACGTGCAACAATGGGTGCAACTAGATAATCAGCTTAAAGTATATCAAGAAAAAATAAAAGAATGGAGAGAAAAACGCAATGCATTGGAAAAAGAAATCATTCAACATGCTTCTCTCCACAAATTAGAAAATGTTCCTATTGAAGGAGGTAAATTAAAAATTACTTCCGTAAATGTACAAGAACCAATCACTTTGAAATATTTAGAGAGAACACTAAGTGATATTATTCGTGATGAAACTCAGTCAAAACAAATATTCGAGTTAATTAAACAAAAAAGAGCCGTTCGTGCAGTCCCTGAAATAAAACGTTTCACAACAAAATAACGTAAAGGATGGGAGGTTCAGGATTTTTTTTCTTACATGGTATACAATATACAATGTTTAACCATCCATAATTAATATATGAAAAAATATTAAAATCTACTCCTTATATTATTTAGGATGTCCAAAACTCAGCACGAACCTCTCTTGGTCCCAGACCATAATCGCTTTGTAATGTTTCCAATTCAACACCAAGACGTGTGGGAAATGTATAAAAAACAAGTGGATTGTTTTTGGCGTGCAGAGGAAATCAATTTATCTAAAGATTATAAAGACTGGGAGACTTTAAATGCAGATGAAAAATATTTTATTTCCATGATATTGGCATTTTTTGCAGCAAGTGATGGCATTGTCACGGAAAATCTGGCTTCTCGTTTTATGAATGAAATCCAATTATCTGAAGCAAGAGCTTTTTATGGGTTTCAAATTGCCATGGAAAATATTCACAGTCATACTTATAGTTTATTAATAGATACATACATAAAAGACAGCGTAGAGAAGGACAAATTATTTCATGCAATTGACCATTTTGACTGCATAAAGAAAAAGGCAGATTGGTCGCAAAAATGGATACATGACAATCGAAGTAATTTTGCTACTCGATTGGTGGCATTTGCTTGTGTGGAAGGCATTTTTTTCAGTGGTGCTTTTTGCAGCATTTTTTGGTTGAAGAAACGCGGATTAATGCCTGGATTGACGTTTAGTAACGAATTGATATCTAGGGACGAAGCGCTGCATTGTGAGTTTGCGGTGTTATTGTTTCATAAATTGCAGAAAAAAACGGACAAAGCAAGAGTCTATGAAATTGTTCGAGAAGCGGTAGAAATCGAAACGGAATTTATATG